ATGCACTTGATCACAGTAGCGCCGGCACTCGCGCTGATGCTGATGACCGCCGGGCCGGCATACGCCGCCGAGATCGTCGCGCCCTCCGGCGTGCCGATCGTGCAGAGCGTGATCGCGACACCCGCGGGCAGCGACACGGTCCTCGGATCGAGCCCTAGCCGCCGCTATCTGTGCCTGATGAACATCGGCACCGGGCTGGTGACGCTTGCCTTCGACCAGATGGCCGTCGCGGGGTCCGGCTGGGCCCTCGAAGGCGCCACGACATCCGGCCACCAAGGCGGCTCGATGTGCTGGGACAACGCGATCGTCGCCGCCAGCACCGTGCACGCGATCAGCGCCGCCGGCTCGACCGTCGCCGTGCTGGAAGGCCGCTGACGATGAATTGCAAACGCCGTCAGACGATGAACATGCAGGGATCAGGAAGCAGGATTCAGGGCACAGGAGATCGGCGCGTTGGCATCCTGGCTCCTGACACCTGGCGCCTGATTTCTCACCGCCTCACTGCCTCCTTGTTGATCCTGCTGGCTCTCGCCGCCGGCGAGGCGCACGCCGACGCCGGCTTCCCGCCGCCGATGCTGCCTGATGCGTCGAACGCGCTGCCGCAGACGGCGCGCGGCAATCTCGGGCTCGGCGGTCTTCGCCAGGGCCACCTCCGCGCCTGGCTGCCGTTCGGCGGCTCGCAATCGTCGATCGACACGACCAACATCTTCGGCAACCGCACCGCCTGGATGGCGGTCGAGATCGAGGATGATTTCACCGCCGCGCGCCTGCTCTGGAACAACCGCAGCGGCGGCAATTCCTTCGCGGTGACCGATTGCGCGGTGGCGGCTTCGTCGCAGCTCGGCGCGCCGGGCCTTGCCGGCAATGCGCCGGGGGTGACCCCTTACGACAGCAGCGGCAACGCGCTGACCGCGATGAGCTTGTGCAGCTTCGGCAACAATGGGTCGCCGCAGCCGGCGATCCAGCAGGCGCTGCCGAACATCCCGGCCTCGGCGGTGTCGCAAACCACCAACGGCTCGGCGGCGGCCGGCCAGAGCAACGTCACCTTGAGCGCGGTGACCGGCGTCGCCATCGGGCAAACCATCGCGATCCTGAACCCCTCGGACGGGGTGCGCGCCCCGACCACGGTGACCAACATCGCCGGCAATGTCGTCACCTTGTCGAACACGATCTACGACACCCTGCCGTCGGGCACGACAATCTACTTCCTGCCGCTCGGAATCACGGTGCCGGCCGCCATCAACCCGCCGCTCGGCGGCTACACCTATTCCGACTGGCTGCCTGCGACCTCGCTGGCGCGCCGCGACGGCCCGTTCACGGGCTGCGCCTCGGCCAATGGCGGGGCGAGCTGCAAGGTCAAGGACAATATCGGCGCGATCCCGGCCAACACCACCGCGACGGTCAATGGCGACAACAAGACGATCACCCTGTCGCAGGCGCTGACCGCTCCCTTGCCGAAGGGCTCCCCGGTGCGCGCCTGCCAGGCGCAGGTGACGACCGGCGGCGATCTCGTGCCGAATTCGTCGGCGAGCTTTGCCTCGACCACCGGTGTCGCTGCCGGCATGATCGGCGTCCTCGGCGCCTCGTCCTGGCCGTTGAACGGCAATGGGCTCGGCTCGTTTCCGCAATTGAACGTGCAGAGCGTCGCGCCGACTCAGGTCACCTTCGCCTCGCCACTGCCGGCCAACATCTTCGCCAACCACGCCTGGACCAGCGGCACCTCGGTCACCTTCCTGGTGCCGTTGACCGCGAACGGCGCGACCGGCTCGGGCACGACCCTGCCGGTCAACGCGACCAATGTGCCCTTGTCGTCGCTTTCGGGCACTTACGGCGTCTATTCGACGAACATCCCGACCGGCACCACCGCGACGGTCAATGCCGGCGCCGGCACGCTGACCCTGTCGCAGGCGCTGTCGGGCGCAATCGTCAACAACCAGCCGGTCACGCTGACCCTGACCCTGACGCTCAACGCCGACGCGCCGACGATCAGTCGCGTGCAGCTCGCCAACATGGCCAACCCATTGCCGGGCTGGACCATCGAGGGGGCGGGCTGGCCGGCCAATGATTACATCGGCAGCTCGGGCAATACCGGCGCCTTCCTCGAAATCGTGCTGTCGCCGACCCAGACGATCGCCAACGGCAGCAGCGTCCAGCTGTGCTCGGCGCCGATCCTGACCAATGCGCCGGCCGCGATCGGCGCGACGACGCTCAGCTTCGACACCGTTCTCTACAAGAAAAAGCTGCTGCTGGTGCGGGTCAACATCGGCGGCGCGACGACCAACGCCAATTACATGGCCGGTTACAACAATGTCGGGCAGGCCTACTGGAACGGCACGATCGCCGGCGCGGCGCAGGCGCTCGGCGGCACCTGCAACACCGGGCTCGACGGAGTGTTGGGCGCGGTCTCGGTAATCGGCGACAACAACAATGGCTGCCTGAACACGCTGTCGTTCCCGTTGTTTGGCATCGAGTTCCTGAGCCCGCGCCACGGGGTCACGATCGCGGTGGTCGGCGACTCGCATTTCCAGGGCAGCGGCACCTTGGGCAATTCGGCGCCGTTCACGATGCGGGCCGCGGCGCAGCTCTCGACCCCGGCCTTGCCGGTCAGCCATCTGAACCTCGGCTGGGGCGGCATGTCGTCCTACACCTTCATGCCCTACGCCGAGCGCATCATCGCCGACATCCAGCCCGAGATCGTCGTGATCCAGGGCTCGACCCCGAATGACGGCACCGGCAATTCGGCGCAGCCCGGCTATCTGATGAAGGTCATGGCGCTCGCCAGCCAGGTGCGCGCCTATGGCGGCGTCCCGGTCATCGCCACAAACTACCCGATCCAGGCGTTCGGCGTTTCAAGCGCGGTGTCGATCACCGAGACGCACCGCGCGGCCGACAACGCCTTCTGGACCGGCCTGGCCGGCCCCGGGGGCAACGACATGGCGGTGTTCGACACTAGCGCCGCGCTGAGCGACCCGGCCCATGCCACCTTCCTGCTGCAATCCTACACGCAGGACGGGCTGCACGCCAACGACACCGGCCACCAGGCCGCCGTCGCACCATTCCTGACGGCGATCGCGCCCTACTTGGGCAAGTAGCGAGGGATCAGCCGTCAGGCACCAGGAGCCAGGACGTAACCGTCAGCGGCTTGCTCGCCTGATCCCTGTTCCCTGTTTCCTGACCCCTGAAACGGAGTGTTTGATGCGGTTCTATTGGCCGATCGCCAAGCTCGATCACGAACGGCGCATGGTATGGGGCTACGCCTCGACCGAGGCGGAGGACGATCAGGGCGAGATCATCCGGCGTGACGCGCTCGAAGCGGCGCTCGACGATTACATGCGCTTCGCCAACATCCGCGAGATGCACCAGGCCTCGGCGGTTGGCGTCGCCGAGGAAGCCGCGATCGACGAGCGCGGCCTCTATCTCGGCGCCCGGATCGTCGATGGCGAGGCCTGGGAGAAGGTCGTTGCCGGCGTCTACAAGGGCTTCTCGATCGGCGGCCATGTCACCGCCCGCGACCCCGCCGACCGCAAGATCATCACCGGCCTCGCGCTGACCGAGATTTCGGTCGTCGACCGCCCCGCCAACCCCGAGGCGGTGTTCGATTGCTGGAAGCGCGCCACGATCGATCCGCCAGCCGATGACAGCGAGTTCCCCGATCCCGATTGGCCGCCCGGCGCTACCGCGCGCGACATCGCGTCTTCGCGCGCCCGGTTCTGGCAGCTGCTCGCGGCACTCTGCGAATTGCTCGAATCTCCCGCCGGCTCGGAGGAGGGCATAGACGAACTCACTGCGCTGGCCGTACCCGACACCCTGCGCAAACAGCTTCGCTCGGAATCGGAATCGCTTGCCGCCGGCCTCGCCAAGCTCGCCGACGACATCGTGCCGCGTCTCGACGCCTTGCAGCGCCGCGTCGACGACATCGCCAAGACGCCATTGCCACCCGCGACCGCCGCGCGCGGCCTCACCGCGATCGCCAAGCACGCCGACGGCCACAGCGCCTTCGCCGCCCCCGACGATATCGTCTCCGCCCTCGCCCAAATGAGCGACGAGGAGCGCACCCTGACCCTGATCAAGGCCGCCCACGCCAACCCGATAGCTCCCCTTGGCCGCCCCACCCGGTAAATCTTCGCGCGCAGCGCGTAACCAAAACACTCACCACGAAGGGCACGAAGGGTTCGCAAAGGACACGAAGGCACCGCGTCGGCCGAGATGCCTTCGTGTCCCTTCGTGCTCCCTTCGTGACCTTCGTGGTGAAGCGTTTCTTCTCACCGCCTCGCTGTCTCACTAGTGAACAAGCTCTTCGATCCCCCGGCTCCGGAAACGGCGCCGGGTTTTTTCTTGCCCAGCAGAAGGATCCCACGATGAACCCGACCCAGGACACGCTCGATCTCGTCAAGGGCGCGCTCGCCTCGCCCGCCGACGCCATCGCCAAGACCATCACCACCGGCGCCGGCCTCGTCGCCTACGATCTGCAATCGCCGGCGAAGAACCTCTACCCGTTCGTGACGCCGCTGCGTAACGCCATCCCTCGCATTGGCGGCGGCACCGGCACCGCGGCCAATTGGCGGCAGGTGACGGCCCTGATCGGCTCCGGCTTCGACGCGATGGGCTGGGTCCCGGAGGGCCAGCGCTCCGGCCAGATGTCCTACACCACCGCCTCGAAATCCGCTTCCTTCGTGACGATCGGCGAAGAGGACGCGGCGACCTACGAGGCGATCGGCGCCGGCCGCCATTTCGAGGACATCCAGGCGCGCATGACCTTCCGCCTGTTGCAGAAGATGATGCTGAAGGAGGAGATGGCGATCCTCGCCGGCAACGCCTCATTGCAGCTCGGCACCCCGGCGACGCCGTCGCTTGCCGCCGCCGGCTCCGGCGCGACGCTGCCGGCCGCGACCTATTCGGTGATCACCGTCGGGCTGACCCTCGAGGGCTACCAGAATTCCTCGCTCGCCGCCGGCATCGCCACCACCAAGACGATCACCGGCGCCGACGGCAAGACCTTCGTTCTGTCCGGCGGCTCGTCCAACAAAAGCGCCAACGCCACCCAGGCGGTGACACTCGGGCAAACGTTGTCGGCCAGTGTCGTCGCGTTGCAGGGTGCCGTCGCCTATGCCTGGTATGTCGGGACCGCCGGCGCCGAGACATTGCAGGCGATTACGACGATCAACAGCGCGACCTTCGCCGCACCGCTCGCCGGCGGCCAGCAGGCGGTCTCCGCGGTCACCGCCGACAATTCCGCCAACCCGAACTATGCCTATGACGGCCTCCTGACGACGGCGCTGAAATCCGGCTCGAACGCTTATGTCAAGACGATGGCGACCGGCACCGCCGGGACGGGCACGCCGCTCAACGCCTCGGGGCGCGGCTCGGTCAACGAGATCGACGACATGTTCCAGCAGATGTGGAACCTCTACCAGGTGTCGCCGACCGTGTTGTACGTCAACGTGCAGGAGCTGAAGAACATCACCGCCAAGGTCTTGTCGAACGCCTCCGGTCCGTTGCTGCGCTACGAGGTCAACGGCGCCGACGGCAACCCCTACGATCTCGCCGCGGCCGGCGCGGTGTCGTTCTACTTCAACCCGTTCGCGCTGAATGGCGGGCTGAAGATCCCGGTCCGCATCCATCCGCGCGTGCCGCCCGGCACGATCATCGGCTATGCCGAGAATTTGCCGATCCAGTACCAGTCGAACGAGGTGCCGAACGTCGCCGAAGTGAAGACCCGCCAGGATTACTACCAGATCGACTGGCCGGTGGTGACCCGCCAGCGCCAGGTGGGCGTCTACGCCGAGGAGGTCCTCGCGGTCTACGCCCCCTTCGCGATGGGCGTCATCACCAACATCGGCAACGGCTAATCAATACCACTTACCACAAAGGCCACAAAGGTTTCACGAAGGACACGAAGGACAAATCCTCCTTTGTGCCCTTTGTGCGGCCTTCGTGTCCTTCGTGGTGAGAATTTTCTATTCGCGAGGACAAGCGATGGCGTATGGCGATCTGACGAATCTGGCCGATGTGAAGGCCTGGCTGCAAACGGGTCAGAACCCGTTCCCTGCCACCGACGATGCGTTGCTGACCCGCCTGATCACCGCGGCCAGCGAGTTCATCCAGAACTGGCTCGGCCGTCAGATCGCCGCGGCCGATTGGCTTGAACTGCGCGACGGCACCGGCGGTCAGCTGCTCGCCTTCGCCAACATCCCGGTCACCGCGGTCCTGTCCTTGTCGATCGACGGCCTGATGATCCCGCCCGCCCCGACCGATGGCGGCTTCGGCGCCGGCTACAGTTTCACCCCGACCGAGCTGGCGCTGCGCGGCTATGTCTTCACCCGCCGGCCGCAGAACGTCATCGTCACCTACACCGCCGGCTACGCCGCGACCCCGCCCGACATCGCGCAGGCCTGCATCGAGCTTGTGTGCCAACGCTACCGCGAGCGCACCCGCATCGGCGAGGTGTCGAAATCGCTCGGCGGCGGGGAGACCGTCACCTTTTCGCAAAAGGACATCTCCGACGCCGTGAAGCCCCTCCTCACGCAATACCGCGCGGTGGCGCCCGCCTCGGGCTTCGCCCGCCGCCTCGCCCCGACCATGACCGATCCCGCCTTGCTGGGAGCCGCCCTATGATCGCCCCTTCCCTCGACACCGACGCGCTCGCCACCCGCCTCGACCGGCTGCCGTCCCGTCTGCGCGAAGCCCTAACGCGCGAGCTCGACCGCCTCGGGCAATCTCTCCGCGACCGCTTCGGTTCCACAACCCGCCTCGCGCTGACCATCGACACCGGCCCGAACACCATCACCGCGACGCTCGCATCGTCGAATTTACGACCCCCTTCCGCCCGCGCGCTCATCCTTCGGACCGCGGGCGTCCCGCCCGCCCCCTCCCTCCGGTTGCGGCCGAGACGGCCCGCATCCAGGGCAATGCCGCGCCGCATCTCCCTGTCATCCGCGCTCGACGCCATGGCGCCCGAAATCCGCGCCCGCCTCGCCACCGCGGCGCGCGAGGCGCTCCTCGCATGGTGAAACCAACAGCCCCCGTGGCCGGACTTGTTCCGGCCACCCACGTCTTCGATTTTCGCGCCGATTTAAGACGTGGGTGCCCGGCATAAAGCCGGGTACGGGCAGTGTGCGCGGTAGATTCGAGTGTGAAATGGAAAACATGCGATGATTGCCCGCGAGCCGATCTACGCCGCGCTGTTCGAGCTGGTCGCCGGCGCCGCCGGGTTTGTCACCGCCGAGCGCCGGCTGCGTCACTGGAGCGACGTCGCCCCGGCCGAGCAGCCGGCACTGTTCATGGCCCAGAAGAGCGAGAATGCCGTAACCAAAACACTCGGCGCGCCGCTGGTGTGGACCCTGAATGTCGAGCTCTACCTCTACGCCCATTCGAGCGACCCGCACCTCTCGCCGACAACCGTGCTGAACCCGCTGCTCGACGCGGTCGAGACGGCGCTCGCCCCGGCCGCGGCGACCGGCCTCCAGGATCTCGGCCTCGCCGCGATGGTCCAGCACGCGACCATCGCCGGCAAGATCGAGACCGAGGAAGGCATCCTCGGCGACCAGGCGATCGCGATCATCCCGATCGAAATCCTCTGCCTGTGAAGGCCGCTGTCGTTACTACGCGGCCTAGCCGCACAACAAAAATTCACCACGAACGACGCGAAGGATGCACAAGGGACACGATGGCATCTCAGCCGCCGCAACGCCTTTGTGTACCTTGGCGTGTCCTTCGTGTCCTTCGTGGTGAAGCGTTTTTTCTCACTGCTTTGCCCCTCATATTGATCATCAAGGAGCCGATATGGACACGAACGACTCCGAAGGGCCGACACCGGCCGCGCCGGACGCTATCGAGCCGCTGATCGAACGCTGGTGGGCCGACCATTTCCCCGGTTCGCCGGTCGCGCAGGTGACACAGGCCTGGAACCATGCCTTCGCCGCCAAGGAAGAGCTGAAGCGCCTTCTGCAAGCCGCGTTGCCGAGGTCGTGACGCAGTGAGCCGACCAAAACACCGCCGGATGGGATGAAGGGCTCGGCCAATCATCAAGGGCCGCGGCGCCTTCCTGTCCTTCGTGCACCCTTCGCGTCCTTCGTGGTGAAGCGTTCCTCCTTCTCTTCTGACCGCCTCATCGCCTCATTGTGAACATCTGACCCAAGGAGAACCAAATGCAACTCGCGTTCGGCGCCGGCGCGCTGTGGGGCAACCGCACCGATGTCACCGGCACCGGGATCGGCCCGGACCAGTTCGGCATCCTGCAGGATGTGCAGATCGATTTCGACTGGACCACGAAGGAATTGTGGGGCCAGTTCCAGTTCCCGGTCGACATCGCGCGCGGCCAGGGCAAGATCGCCGGCAAGGCCAAGGTCGCGCGCATTTTCGGCGCGATCTACGGCGATCTGTTCTTCGGTCAGAGTCCGGCCGCCGGCCAGCTCACGGTGTCGGAGAACGAGGCGGCGAACGTGCCGGCGACGACGCCGTTCACGATCGCCGTCGCCAACGCCTCCGGCTATGCCGACGATCTCGGGGTCTACTACGCCAATGGCGGCAATGCCGGCGGCCGCTTCACCCGCGTCACGACCCCCTCCGCCGCCGGCCAGTATTCGGTGAACCTCGCCACTGGCGTCTACACCTTCGCCGCCGCCGATACCAACGCCGCCGTGGCGATCAGCTACGTGTACAATATCAGCGCGGCCGGCAAGAAGCTGGTGTTGACCAACCAGTTCATGGGCTACACGCCGACCTTCAAGGCGACGTTCTACACGACCAAGACGACTCAGGGCGCCGCCGCCGGCCTGGCTCTCGTCTTGAACGCCTGCACCGCCTCGAAACTGTCACTGCCGACCAAGACCGACGATTACGAGATCCAGGAATTCGATTTCAGCGCCTTCGCCGACGCCGCCGGCACCATCGGCACCCTCAGCGCCGCCGAATAACCCGAAACGTAGGGCGGGTGAGCGCAGCGTAACCCGCCATTCTTCAGCCGGCACGAGGTGGCGGGTTACGCTTCGCTCACCCGCCCTACGGCCCCGTGCCGGGCTTGTTCCAGCCACCCAAATCTTCATGCGGTGAAGAAAGAAGACGTGGATGACCGGGACAAGCCCGGTCACGGGGCACTTTGCAGTAACCGAATCCCGCGCGGCGAAGCCGCGCAACCAATCCGTTGCCGCAGAGGACGCGAAGGCAGCTCATCGGCACCAGCGCCTTCGCGTCCTCCGCGCATCCTTCGCGCTCTCCGCGTCAAAGCGTTCTTTTTTCTCACTGCCTCACCGCCGCATTGTGAACCCTTCTTCATGGAGGTTGCATGACCGAAACCATAAAGCTCGGCGGCCGCGAATTCGCCCTGCGGCCGCTGACCCTCGGCCAGTTGCGCCATCTGCTGGATGCGCTCGACGAGATGGCCGGCGCCTCGGGCGGCGGCTTGATCGACGCGGCCGCGAAGCTCGTCACGGCCGGCCTCGCCGCCGCGCATCCAGAGCTGACCGTCGAGGCGGTGCTCGATTGCGCCGCCAGCCTGCCCGAGCTCAACGCGGCGGTCGCCGCGATCCTGCAAATGGCCGGACTGCATCCCCAGGAGTTAGGCCAGGGGGAAGCGGGGCCGGTGGCGAGCGCAACGACACTGGCGGGGACGATCCCCGCGCCCAGCTCGGCGCCCTCTACGGCGCCCTCGCCACCGGCTGCTTCTACCCCTATCGCGTGATCGACCAGATGACCTTGGCCGAGGCCGGCGAGATCTTCCATTACTGGGAAGCCAACCCGCCCGCCGCATCTGCTGCTGCAAACCATTGCCCGCCTGCTTGGCTGGCAACCGTCACCCCGACCTCCAGCGGCCTCAATCGCCGACCTCGCCGCCGCCCCACCGCCCGGCCTCGCCGTCGCACCCGCTGCAACGCTCGACCTCCCGCCCGCCACCTTCGACCTCGCCACCCTGCGCGCCCGCAACCGCGCCCGTGCTGACAAAACCAAGATTAAATCGTCAAACTAAACCGTCATGGCCGGGCTTGGCCCGGCCATCCACGAGAAACAGATTCGTGGATCCCCGGGCCAAGCCCGGGGATGACGGATGGTGTCCTGCTCTGACGGATTGTCGATCGGCGATCACACGGCATAGATTTTCGCCGGGCGCCGAAATAGGGGAGAAGCGATGCGTTGGCTTGCGATCTGCGGCGTCGTTGCCGCGCTGGCTGCGTCTCTCGCGCCACCGCCGCCCGCCCACGCCGCCGCCGCCAATCCCCTCGACGGGCCGGGCTGTCTCGGCGTTCCGGCCGAGGCCTGCGTCCACTGGCTGCAGGCGACGATGCGGCTCGACGAGGGGTTGATCCCGGCGGCGTTGGCGCGACGCCACCGGGTCGATGTCAACGGAAGGCCGCTCGGCGGCGGCGGGCTCGTCAGCCTCAGCGGCCGTTTGCCGGGCCGCACCGAGACATTGGTGATGCTGGTGCGCCTCAACCCCGACGACACCGTCATCAGCGTCGAATCGAGCCTGATGCGCGACCTGATCCCGGCGGCGACCGAGGCGGCCTACGACCAGAGCGGCGTCTATGACATGGTGGCGCGCATCCTCGGCCGCCGCTGCCCGTCGCTGACGAAACTCGCACTCTATCAGTTCATCGAGAATTCGGTGAAGCCGCGGATCAAGACGGATCGGCGCGATCTGTCGGCCGGCCTGTTGGGCCGTCACCGCCTGACCGCGCGCGCCGCCGATCTCGCCTATTGCGGCGCGCGCTTCACCTACACGACCTATGTCGAATGGACCGGCGCCACCAGCATGGAAGCCGGCCGCAACGTCTCCGGCTACTGGTCGATCGAAGTGAAATAGCCGGAGCACCCACAGTCACGGCCGCGTAGCGGCCAAGAGATTCACCACGAAGGGCACGAAGGCCTCATCAAGGACACGAAGGCGGATCGGCCGCACCGCCTCCTTCGCCTCCTTCGTGCATCCTTCGTGTCCTTCGTGGTGAAGCGTTTCTCTTTTTCAGTTTGAGGTGACACTTGGCCGACGAGGTGCAGATCAAATTCGGCGCCGATATCGGCGGCGCGGTGTCGGCGCTTGCGACATTGAAGCAGGCGGTCGCCGGCGCGGTCGCGCCGGTGACCCAGCTGAAGGCGGCGTTCCTCGAAACCGAGGCGGCGATCCAGCATGCCGGTGCCGCCGGCCTCGCCGTCTTCAAATCCGAGATGCAGGAGCTGGTCGCGGCGCATGCGCTGTCGCTGCGCCAGGCGCTCGGCTTCGACATCGAATACACCGCCGAACACAATGCCGAGGAGCGCGCCCGCCTCGAGGATGTCCTCGCCGGCGATGCCGCGACCCTGGCGGAGAAGGCGCAGACCTACCGCGAGCTGATCGAGCTCAGCACCCGCTACGGTGCCGAGATCGCCCGCGATCAGGCGCGGCTCGCCGAGGCGGCGCGGCGCGAGGCCGACCGGGTCGCGCAGCCCTACCGCCAGGCTTTCGACGCGATCGGCGCCGGCTGGCGCTCGGCGGTCAAAGGGCTGATCGAGGGCACCGAGAGCTTCGGCTCGGCGGCCGGGCTGGTGCTGCGCTCGGTCGAGCGCGGCATCGTCGACATGCTCGGCACGACCGTCTCGAAGATGGCGGCCGGCCCGCTCGCCGGGCTGCTCGGCCAATCCGCGCCGAGTGCCGGCGAGGGGGTCGGCGACGTGCTCGGCAATACGCTGTCGCGCTGGATCTTCGGCCTGCCGCAGCAAGCCGGCCAGGCCGCGCTGAACGGCGCCAACACCGCCGCCCTCGCTGCCAACACCGCCGCTCTGACAGCATTGACCGGCACCTTAGGCGCGTCGGCGGCCACCGGCGGCGCCGGCGCGCTCGCCGCCGCCGGCGGCGCCACAGCCGGAGCTTCGGCGGCGGAAGGCGGCGGCATCTTCGGCTTTCTCGGCGGTCTGCTCGCCTTCGCGCGCGGTGGCATCGTGCCGTCCGCCGCCGGCGGCTGGGCCTTGCCGAATTTCGCCGGCGCGACCCCGGCCCTGTTGCATGCCCGCGAGATGGTCTTGCCGGCCTCGATCAGCGAAGGGCTGCAGAGCATGATCGCTTCCGGCTCCGGAGCGAACAACGGCGCGAGCGACCTGCACCTGCATTTCCACGGCCCGTCCGACGGACCCGCGGTCGAGCGCTGGTTCACCGGCCTGCTGGCGCGCAACCCCGGCGCCGTCCGCAACCTCTTGCGCTCCAACGCCCTGACCCCCCGCACCCTGTAGCGTGAGCGCTGTCTCTAATCAGATCTGAAATCTTAAAGAAAGTTCCCCTCCCCCGGGCTTGTCCCGGGGGTCCACGTCTTCGTTCCGAGGGCATACCGGAAAGACGTGGATGGCCGGGACAAGCCCGGCCACGGGGTAACAAAAGAAGACTCGTAGGGCGGAAAAGCACAGCGCATTCCGCCAATCGAAAATCGATACCGGCCGCGAAGCGGCCAAACAAATTCACCACGGAGACACGGAGGTCACGGAGGAGCCGCGGTCCCGGAACCTCCGTGCTCTCCGTGCCTCCGTGGTTTTCCCGCGCGCTTCGCGCGCAATCACACCTTGGCGCAAAGACGTACCGCGATGGCCGATCAGCCGTACCGCCGCCTTCGCGTCCTCCGCGCATCCTTCGCGCCCTCCGCGTTAAAGCGTTTTCTCTTCACTGCCTGAGGCCACACTGTGACCGCAATTTTCCCGGCGCTTCCCGGCCTCGGCTGGTCGGTGACCAAATCGGCGAAGTTCGCGACGCGCATCCAGCGCGCCGTCAACGGCCGCGAATGGCGCGCGCTCGATCAGCCGAACCCGGTCTGGAGCTGGACCCTGACCTATCCGTTATTGCGCGACAGATGGGACACGCGAGCCGGCGGGATCGGCACCGGCTACGACGAATTGCGTACCCTGGCCGGCTTCTTCCTGCAGCAGCAGGGCGCGTTTCAGCCCTTCCTGTTCGACGACCCCACCGACCATGCGGTGACAGCGCAGTTGCTCGGCACCGGCGACAGCAGCGCGACGGTCTATCAGCTGGTGCGCGACATGGGCGGTTTCGCGGAGCCGATCACCGCACCCAACCTGGTCTCGGCGATCTCTTTCGACGGCGTGCTGCAATCACCCACAACCTATTCCGTCGACACCGCGACCGGCCTGGTGACATTCACGACGCCGCCGCCCGCCGGCCAGGCGATCACCGCCGATTTCACCTATTACTTCCGCGTTCGCTTCTCCGACGACACCGCCGAATTCGAGAATTTCATGCTGCAGCTCTGGCAGGCCCGTCAGATCAAGCTGCAATCCGTGTTCCCGTGACCATCCCGCGCGAAGCGCAAAAAAAGAGAACCCTCTACCACGAAGGACGCAAAGGTTTCGCGAAGGTACACGAAGGTGTCTCAGCCCCACCGCCGCCTTCGTGCGCCTTCGTGCATCCTTCGTGTCCTTTGTGGTGAAGCGTTGCCTCTTTTCGTCTCACTGTCTCACTGCCTCATTGGTGAATGATAATGCGACCCTGTTCCGCCGCGCTCGCCGATTATCTGGCGGCGCACGACACCTTTATCGTCGCCGATCTCTACACCGTCGCGCTGCCGAGCGGCGAGATCCTGCGCTATTCCGGCTGGACGACATCGCTGCGGATTCCCGGCACGCGGTTTCCGTCCGGCAGCCTCAATTACAACGCGCTCGACTACACCGATTTTAGCTTCGGCCCGCGGTTCGGCCGCTCCAAGGTCGCGACCAAGATCGGCGTCCAACCGAGCGAGCTCGACATCGAAATCCTGGCCGGCGCCGCCGACCGGATCGGCACGGTGTCGTTCGCCGATGCAATAAGGTTCGGCCTGTTCGACGGCGCCACGATCGAGCTCGACCGCCTGTTCGCGCCGCCGCAGCCCGACGCCCATGGCGGCCTCGACACCTCTTTGGGCGCGATCATCTGGTTTTATGGCCGGGTCGCCGAGACCGATGTCGGGCGCAGCAAAATCCAGATCAAGGTGAAGTCATTGATGAATTTGCTGGCGATCCAGCAGATGCCGCGGCGGCTCTACCAGGCGGCCTGCACCCATGCCTTCGGCGATGCGATGTGCGGCTTCGACCGATCGACCTTGGCCCAGACCGCCGCCGCGCTGTCGGGTTCGACGCAATCGGAGATCCACACCAGCCTGAGCCCCAGCCCCGCGAGTCTGTTCGACCAAGGCACAATGGTTGGGCTCACCGGCCCGAACGCCGGCCTGACCCGCACGATCCGCCAGATGATCGGCGGCGTCGCCTATCAGCAACGCGCCTGGCTCTACCCGGTCGCGCTCGGCGATAATTTCCGCTTCCTGCCCGGCTGCGACCATACCACTGCCGCCTGCCAGGGCACCTTCGACAACCTCGCGCGCTACGGTGGCTTCCCCTACATCCCGCCCCCCGAAACCGCCGTCTAGGACGGCATCCCGTGAGCCTTTCGCCGGGAAGCCGATTTAGGAAACATCGGAACAAGCCTGATACGACGGTGAATCGATGAACCCAATCGACTGCGACACTACCATCAAATCTCACCACGGAGGCACGGAGGTCACCGAGACGGATACTAAAGGACCGCGGGCGTCCCGCCCGCATGCGGCCGGGACGGCGCGGCGTCAGCCGGGGCTGTTGTTGTTCATGTTGTCATAGGGTGCGTAATTCGGGCCGGGGCACCCCGTCAGCGCCAAACTCACGACGAACAGCAGAACCAGCCGCAGCGCGGACATCCTCGCCTCCGCCTCTTCCTCGCCGGCGCGCCGTGCATTCTTCGCTGCGGATGCAGTCCGGCCGGCCCGGCGAACAAGTTGCGCCAGAATACCGGGTTCCGCCCGTCTTGCATAAGAGCGTCGTACTGGCGCCCGCCACACCACTAATCCCCGTGCCCGGGCTTGTCCCGCGTACCCACGTCTTTCACAGCAGCCGGTCGTAGAGATCGTCCCAATCCGGGTTGTCACGGTGAATGAGCCGCACCTTCCAGGCGCGCGGCCAGTGCTGGTCATCATGTAGAGCCACCCGCTCATGGCGGAGATTGTGCATGGTTTGTCTCTGTTACCAAGCGCGAACCCCCGTGCCCGGACTTGTTCCGGGCACCCACGTCTTCGACCGGTTGCGGCAGCAAAAGGCGTGGGAGCCCGGCATGAAGCCGGGCACGGGGTGGGTTTGAGATGAGTTCCGATCTCCCCGCTCTCCGTGCCGCCGTCGTTCGGGAAGCCGAAAGCTGGATCGGCACGCCGTTTCACCACGCGGCGCGGGTCAAGGGCGCCGGGATCGATTGCCTGATGCTGCTCGCGGAAATCTACGAGCGCGCCGGGGTCGCGCCGCACATCGACCCGCCCTTCTACGTGCCGGACTGGCACCTGCACCGCGACGCCGAGCGCTACCTCGAAGGTCTGACCCGCTACGCAAGCGAAATCCCCGGCCCGCCCCAAGGGACCGGACCACTGCCCGGCGACATCGCCTTGTTCCGCTTTGGCCGCACCTTCTCGCACGGCGCGATCGTCACCCTATGGCCGCGCGTGATCCACGCCTATTGGAGCATCGGCGTCGTGCATGGCGACGCGACCCGCTACCCGCTCGCCGCCCGCCCGGTGAAATTCTTCTCGCCCTTCGGACAAGGAGGCGCCGAAGCGGTGCGAAGACGATACCTCGCCGCGGAGCGGCCTTGAAATTCACCACGGAGGCACGGAGGACACGGAGGTTTTGGATTTGGACCGCGGCCGTCTCGGCCGCATGCGGGCGGGACGCCCGCGGTCCTTTAGTATCCGTCTCCGCGACCTCCGTGCCTTCGTCGTTTTCTTGGGTACCTCGCGCGCGAACATCTCACTGTTTCACCGCCTCATTGTGAAATTGAATGCCTGAAGTTGAAGACGTGGATGCCCGGGACAAGCCCGGGCACGGGGGTTTGGCTCGTCGGCTTCGCGCGCGCAGCGTAATCAATTCCTTATCGCGAAGGTCGCGATGGACACGCAACGGACGCGAAGGCGCATCAGCGGCACCAACGCCTTCGCGTACCTCCGCGCATCCTTTGCGTCCTTTGCGTTAAAGCGTTTTCTTTTTTTCTCACTGCCTCTCCGTCTCACTGGTGAATAAATTCGATGTCCGACATCCCGACCGGCAAGGGCGGCGGGCCGAGCCCGTTCGTCAACGCCTTCGATCACCCGCAGCTCAATTCGCTGCGCTACAACACCAGCATGGCGGGGAGCCCGCTGCATCTCTGCTACGGCACGCAGCGGGTCACGGTGAATTTGCTCGAATTCTGGGGCTTCTCCGGCAGCAGCGGCGGCAAGGGCGGCAAGGGGCTCGGCAGTTCCGGCGGCAAGAAGGGCTCGAACCAGCAATATTCGGTCGATGTCGCGTTCGGCGTCTGCCAGGGCCCGGTCGCCTTCGATGTCAGCGACGGCGGCCCGGCATTGCGCATCTGGGCCAATGGCGGCGTCGCCACCGGGCTCGGCACGGTCGGCCTCAACGGCTATGCCGGCGATGACGGCCAGAGCCCCGACCCGGTCTTCGCCTCCAGCGACAGCAACACGCCGGTCATCGGCTATTCCGGCACCGCCTATGTCACCGGCACGCCGTTGCAGCTGGGATCGTCGCCGGCCCTGCCCAACCTGTCCTTCGAGATCTTCGGCATCGAAGCCGGCACCGCCGGTCCGAGTTTCCCGCGCGACACCAGGCCCGACCGGATCGTCACCGACCCGCTGACCAATCCGCGTTACGGCGCCGGCTTCCCCGCCGCCCATCTCGACACCGATGGCAGCCTCGCCGATTGGGGCCTCTACTGCCAGGCCGCCGAGCTGGCGATGTCCCTCTTGCTCGACAAGCAGCAGCCGGCGGCGCGCTGGCTCGAGGAGGTGGCGCAGCTGACCGCCGCGGCCGTGGTGTGGTCGGGGAACACGCTGAAGATCATTCCCTATGGCGACCAGGCTCTCAGCGCCAACGGCGCGTCGTGGACCCCGAACCTGACCTGGCAATACAGCCTCGGCGATTCCGATTTCCTGCGCTGGCAGGAAGCCGGGGAGGGCGGCGCCGACCCGGTATTGTTGTCCCGCAACGACCCGGCGCAGATGACCAACTGGCTCAGCCTCGAATACATGGACAGCAGCAACAGCTACAATCCGCAGCTCGTCGCGGTGTTCGACCAGGGCCTGATCGACCAGTACGGCGTGCGCAGCGAGCCGCCGGTCCAGGCCCACGAATTCACCAACGCGACGAGCGCCGCCGTCGCGGCGCAATTGCTGTTGCAGCGCAAGGCCTATGTCCGCAACACCTACCGCTTCAAGCTCGGCTGGCGCTACGCCCTGCTCGAACCAATGGACATCGTGCAAGTGACAGACACGACCCTCGGCCTCGTCAACAAGGCAGTGCGCATCACCGCGATCGAGGAAGACGACAATGGCGACCTCACCATCACCGCCGAAGAAATCCCCGAAGTGACCCCGTGACCATTACGCGCGGAGCGCAATTAAACCACTCACCACGGAGGACACGAAGGACGCACGAAGGCACACGAACACCGTGGTGCGGTGAGGCGCCTTCGTGTCCTTTGCGAAACCTTCGTGTCCTTCGTGGTGAAGTGTTTTCCTTTTTCTTCTCCCTGCCTCACTGGTGACAATAAATGACTGGCACCATCACCCCGATCGGCGTCGGCACCGCCATCGCCTACCCGAAGCAGACCACCGCCGGCATGCCGCTCGATCCGCTGGTCGATCCCGGCGACACCAATCCGCCGATCCTGTTCGAGCCGCCATCGGGCCTCACGGCCGGCGACGCCGAAGTGTGGATCATCGCGACCGGCGGCGCGAATTGGGGCGGCTGCCAGATCTGGCTGTCGCTCGACGGCACGAGTTACGCCTATGCCGGCACGATCTATCGCGGCGGCCGCCAGGGCACCTTGACCGCCGCACTGCCGAGCCACGCCGATCCCGACACGACCAACACCCTCGCGGTCGACCTGACCGAAAGCCAGGGCCAGCTCCTCTCCGGCACCACCGCCGACGCCGACGCCTTCGTCACCCTCTCGCTTTGCGACGGCGAGCTGATCGCCTACGCGACCGCGACGCTGACCGCCGCCCATAAATACGATCTGACTTATCTGCGCCGCGGCGTTTACGGAACGCCGATCGGTGCCCATTCGTCGGGCGCCAGCTTCGCGCGTTTCGGCCCGAACGACCCGTCGCTGTTCAAATACGTCTACCCCCAGAGCTTCATCGGCCAGACGATCCACGTCAAACTGCCCGCCTTCAACATCTTCGGCCAAAGTTTGCAGGGGCTCGCCGGGCTGACCCCGACCAGCTACAGCCTGACCGGCGACGGCGCCGTGCAAGGCCCGGCCTATGTCGCCGGCGCATGGTCCGGCAGCCCCGCCGCCAGGCAGGTAATCGAGCGCTACATCTTCGCGACCCCCGTCACCTTCCCGGCCGGCCTCATTGGCAGCTACGGCGCCGCCGGCACCGCCGCCACCAGCACCGCGACCTTCTCGATCGCCAAGAACGGCACCGCCATCGGCACGATGGTCTTCGCCGCCGCCACCGCCACGGCGAGCTTCACAATGACCACCGCCACCACCTTCGCGGCCGGCGACGTCTTGACGATCACCGCGCCGGCGACGCCCGACCCGACCCTCACCAACCTCGCCTGGACCCTCTCCGGCACCCTCTAG